CTTAAAAGTAAATCCAGTTGTACCTACTGGCATATCTCCCCAGTTCTTTGCTATTAAAAAGTAAGGTATGTCATTGTGTTTCCAATTGAGTGATGCGTATATGGCAGACCTACGTGACCCACCTTGCATTACATTTGCCCCAATAGAATTAATCATCTGCATCTTTGGTACGGGGCCAGATGCCTCACCTCCAGAGCCACCAAGTATTCTACCTGATGCCCTATATATACTGTAGTCTACTCCTATACCACCGCCTGTCATAAGGCATGACTCAGCTTTCCAAGATAGGTTAGCCCAATCCTGTCGCGTATCTTCTTCTGCACCTAATAGAAAGCAGTTGTTATAAAACCTTTTCTTCCTACCTGCATAATATAAATACCTACCTCCGGGTACAAACTTGAAGTCTGCTATGTATTTAATTAGTTCCTGTTGTTCCTCTACATCCATCAGGTTCTCCTCATCAGGACGTAAAGATCCACACACATCTTTAACAAGTGTGTCTGCTAACTGTGACCAAGTATCACAACCTTCATGTGCATACTTGTATTTAAATATATCTTCTGAGAACTTGTTTCTAAATTGGGGATTGGTGTTAGATTTAAATGATGACACTGTACGCTACCTCCTTCTGCCATTTAATTGTGTTATGTTAAAACTTTCTAAACCATCTACATCATACAGTAAATCATTCAGTATTTCTTGTAGTTCTTGAGTTATGTTACCATCAGTAGGTACGGGGAAACTATCGCTGTCTACTGTTATAGACAACTTAAATGTGCATCTACTATTTGACATAGTTAATACTCTGCGCGACATCTGTCTCTAGTTGCTCAGACTCTACGTTCTGTATAAGAGCATCTAAGTACCACCTAGCCTTTTTTAAATCCTCTACAGGCTTACCTTTGTAGTCAAATCTCCACAAGTATTTCATTATATTTCCTTGTAGATAGTATTTAAAGTTATGCCCTGTAGCAGATTCAATGGCATCAATGCACTCTATGCCATTCTGATTGTAGTGCGGTGGGCTATTAACCATGTCTTCTATTACCTTCATTAATTACTCTCCTTTAGTGTTTAGTTACAGAGGGAAAAGGAACAACCACTTCATCTTTGTATTTCTCTAGCCACTCCTCTTTACGCTTTCTTTCCATGTCTTCAAAGTTATCATAGTATCTTTCAAGTAACATATCTAAGTCTTCTGGTGGTAGTGTTGCCACTGCACACATAGCCTTTAATATATCAGTTAGAGTATCATGTCCATCTTTAGTTAGTATACCTCTATCTTTATGTACTAGTGGATACAAATCAAACTCTACAGTACCATCACTTGAGTCTTCACTTCTTATTTTTATTAGTATGCACATCTCGTCTTCGTTTAGTTTTATGTAATCCTTTGGCATTATTCTTTACTCCTTTTTTCTTTTCTAATATCCACTCTTCAGGGATACTTTGGTCAGCAAATTTAAATCCATATTTATTACACCAATCTGCATACGTAGTCTTACTACCTTTCCTTAATTTATTTCTAGAGTTGGAAAACACAAATCTTAAATCTAACTTAGGGTACTGTTCCTTAATCCATATGTGCTTCTGCCTGTCCTGTACAGTAAACAAACCTTTAGTCTCTACTACTATATCATTAGGCAACCAGAAGTCAGGCGTATAGTTTCTCTTCTTCTCTGGCTGAAGGAAGGGTATCTTCTTTATCTCGTAGCAATCTATTATATCTAAGAATGCTAGTTGTTCAGCTACCCTTTCCTCCAATCCAGATCTAAAACCATGCGCTATTCTATAATCAAAAGCGACCATTAATTAAACCAAAAGGACTACGAGGTATACTGTATATTCTAGATACAGTGCTACCACCCGTTACATTTCTGTAATTGGCTTGTGCCTCTTGTAGGTTTTCCCATGCCTCTCTAGCTAAAGAAGTTTGTCTCTCTTTAAGTTCTACTCTCAAACCTCTAAGCTCATCATTAAGCTCAATTATACGAGAGCGTAACTCTTCTGTAGTTACATCTTCGTATGGATTTATTTTATCATCTACTGTACTATTCATGCTACTTCTCCTTCCATGTTGTTTAGCTCTGTGTATGCTACAATAGGTTTACTCTTAGCCTTGGAGAATACTGACTCTCTCTCCTGTAGTTTAGGCCAACAACTAAATCTATATTTACACCAAGAGCATTCCATCCCTAGCTTTCTATTGCCAGTAATAATCCTGTTAAATGTCTCAGGCTCATCATCAAAGCAACGCTTGAATGGTGCATCAGATGTTAAGGCATCTACCTTTTCTTCTGCTTCATCTAATATATCTTTTACATCAGCATCCGTATCCGTGCTTTCTATTCTATTAAGTTCACCCGTAGCTACATTCAATGCCCATATACCGCCAGCAGGTTTGCCCGTAGCAGATGCATATACGTGTAGCTGAGTAACATACCCAAAAGAATCCTTGTCCTTTAGAGAGGGCCAACTAACAAACTTGTTTCTAAAAGCATAGTCTGAACAGGATTTAATGTCATCAACCTTACCATCAAAAGTTAAATCAGCCTCTCCAGTTATTGTGTGCTTACCTAGTTGGGTACTAAGTTTTTGAGAAGACTCGTATCCTTCTATACCCGACTCCTTTATTACTCCCTTCAATACAGCTTCAACTATATCCCCTACCATCATACGTAATATAAAGTTATATGATGGCTGTACTCCACTTGCACCTTTCTTTTCCATTTGTAGTTGGCACAGTGGCCTACCCAAGTTTGATGGCCTAGCAGAGAACTCTCTCCTATTTGTACTAGAAGCAAACTGTTTACGTAGTGCATCAGCAACATCATTACATACGGTGGAGATGGTGTCCTCCGTCATGGACACCTCCCCTTCCATATTTTTATGTAGCCAAGTCAGTACTTTAGCTAACTTCATATCCATTATTCGGCAGCCTCGCCCAGATGAATCTCATTATCATCATCATCAGATGAATTGCCAGATGCGCTCAAGTGTTTCTCCATAATCCACTTGTTTATCTGTGCTATATGCTCACCGAACTTAGTGTAGAGGCCCGTTGTCTCCTCATCTATAGCATAAACAGTATCATCTTTTACCGATACATCAATGTCATAGTATGTGACACCGCCTTTTACCTTCTTACTCTTCAGTACAACTGACCTAGAGTTAGGCATAGTTCTACGCTTCTGTACCATGTCCAAGAAGAATCTAGCAAGTGTCTTACCTGAAGTCTTACCAGACAGTTCCATCTCTATAGGCACAGTAGTCTGAACCTTATTACCACTCTCATCAATACCGTCTACAGTAGCTTCACCATAGAAGATAATCATAAGTCGGCAGGACTTGATATACTCCTGTTGGTCTTTAGCTAGGGCATTCCAATCCTTGATGTACTCTAATGGTCTACCACATTGGAAGCCACCATCATCAGAGGGAGCCTCATCCCGTGGCCCTTTAACTAATACAGAGTGTGTGTATGCACCCTGTACCTTAGTGCCATCCTTGGTGGTACGCTCTGCTAGGTTGTCATACCGCTTGTAACGATACCTATGTTCGTAGTAGCGGAATGCAATCTCCTTTGCATATAGCTTACCTTCACCTGTACTTATAGAGAAGTATCCAGCAGGACAGAGTATGTCTCCGCTATCATCCTCTACGTTCTCTCGCTCGATACGTAGTCGGGCTAAGTTACTTGAACTACTTGACCCATCAGAGTCTCCTAAGTTCTTGGCTAGTTCCTCTAGCATTTGTTGGTCTACAGTTGTCATATCAGTACTCATATATGGTACTCCTTTCTCTATGTTATTATTAGAAGCATAGTTATACTATAATGGCTAAAAATGTCAAGACATATTTAACCAATTGTCTCCTGTCTTTGTTTCAATAATCAACGGCACATTCATATTAATGTTATAATACAAATGGATACGGTCTTTTGTTGAAGTGGGTGACAGTACATCCTCTACTAATTTTTTTACTGCTTCCACTTCTTCATTCAAACAATCCAATAGCACACTATCATGTACAGTATTTACTATTGTACTTTTTAATTTATTTTTAAGTAGGGCATCTCGCAAGGCTACTAAACATAGCGGTACTATGTCTGCCGTTGCGAGTGCCTGTACTGGGTAGTTCTTTATCTTGGTTGCATTGGTTGATCCTCCTGTCTTTGTCCTACGTGCATTAGGAAATGCAAACTGTCTGCCCGTAGGTAGGGTTATAGTTTTATTTTTTATTGCCTCAGTCTGTAGCTTGTCATGCCACTTACGTATACCATAGTACTTCTCTATGAAGTGTGCATTGTATGCACGTTCAGCAGGAGTACCGCTCATGGCTCCGTATAGAGGGGCAAAGGTTCTGCCTTTAGCATCCTGTCTACTGGTAGGTTGGCCCTGCTCAGTAAGATAGTTTGCAGTGTACGTGTGTACATCAAAGCCTGTTTCTATTTCATCCATTGCTATTTGATCTTCGGACAAGAATGCAGCCACCCTAAATTCTAACTGTGCAAAGTCAAACTCTAACAGAGTACCTTCCTTACCGTGCCTAGATATGAATGCCTCCTTAACAGGGAACGTATTACCTCTAGGCATATTCTGCATATTAGGTGAGGACGATGATAGCCTACCCGTAGAAGTACGGCACTGGTTGAACTCAGCATAGAGCATACCATCTATTGTTCTCTTACGTATACCATCTACGAATGAGGATAGATAAGTTTCTACTGCACCTAGCCTAACTATTTTTTCTAGGAACTCTATAGCATCAGAATATTTTTCTGCATTCAATGCTGTTAGTTGTTTACTTAGTATTCTTAATTTAGTTTTATCTGTACTGAATCCATTAGCAGTAGCCCAAGTAGAATCAGGTGGGAATATATTAAGCCCTGCTGTTTCACTTGTCTCAAAGTATCTCATGCCACTACCGCCACAGTAAGAACAGGTGTGTTCATTCTTGTAGGGTGAGCCATCCTTACGTACCTTACGTAATCGACCCGTACCATTACACGTATTACAATGGGATGCTATTGTCTTTTTTATTTTTTTACATCCTTTCCTAACCATGTCTTTAAACTTGGCACTAGCTATCTTAGGTCTGAATGGCCTGTCTAGCTGATATAACATCGCATGGTTTTTTTTATCTCTTGGTACATATGAAAATACCATAGAAGATATTTGCTCTGGGCTACTGAGGTTGACAGGTGTATCACCCATGTACGAATGCACCATCTCCTGTAGTCTGCGAGTCAGTTCTTTTTTTTCCATTCGATAATCAAACTCAACCTCATCTAACTTTGCCATGTCAATAGCCAAGCCTTTATATTCTATTTCTGATAGGCACATACACATATTGTTTGTAAGGTTTACTGTAGCCATCAGGGTTGTACCCTCTAACTCTTTTAGTTGGTCTAGGTATAAGTCACGGGTAGCACGTATGTCTGCTCTCCCATACTCTTCTACTATATCCCACGGCATAGCCTCGTAGCCTATACCTTTATCCCAATACTCTTTTGTTATGTCTGATTTTTTATTCTCTAATCCTCTGCGCTCACATGAGTTAGCTAGGGATATAGACACACGCTCACCTCTTGCAAGTATGTACTCACCTATCATTGTATCGTACACCATGCCATCGTACTCTATGCCCGATGCCCATAGCCACTGTAGGTCATACTTTATATTGTGTCCTATAAGAATGTCAGCACTCTGTATTTTATTTTTTACTTCAGCCCTACGATCTGCACTATGAGCCTTCTCATTGTGATACACTGCCACGTAGTCTTCTTCTCCCGTATCTACATTAAGTATACCGATAGATACTAGGTCATTGTTTTTATTGTGTGGCCTATTATCTATGCGTCTATTATCTAAATGAGTTACGCTGTTCTCTACATCTACTACTAATCTAATCGTCATACCTTGCTACCCTTCCATCTAACATGACATTTATTTGTCCATGCCATCCACTGATTTTATTTTTAGCTATGTTGAATACTCTACGGGGATCATTCTCACTGGCCCCCTCAATCATAGCATACTTACCTATGAGTATCATAAGGTCAGCCTCAGATGCTTTACCTGTACGGCTGTTCTCCATCATAGATAGATTAAGATTTACTCTGCCCTCTGCATCTGCCGATAGCTGAGAGTATCCAAAGATAGAGCATGAATACCTTGTAGCTAGATCCCTAGTCCTACGGTATACTTCTCTTAGCTTTTCATGTTGTGGTATAGAACCACTGGCTACACTGCTAGGTAAAGTTACTTTGTCTAACATATCTATTACTAGTATGTCAGGGCGATGCTCTTTTAGGTGAGCCTCAATACCATCTATACCATCCTCCTCTTCTATTCTGTCTATGAATAACCTCTCCTTTTTCCACTCACCATTTATTTTAGACTCACCTTCTGCTAACTGATCCTGACTCTGGTTTGTAGCAGAACTCAAGTAGCGCATGGCAACCCTGTTAGGTGGCTCCTCATTACATAGTACGTGTACTGTGGCCCCCTGTTCTATCCATCCGTTAGGCCCCATTGCAAACGATGCATGGCTAGATGTTTTACCTGTCTCTGGCCTAGAGCCTATCACTACGAAATGTCCTGCCGATACACCCGATACTTTTTCTGCGAGTGAACTAACATTAAATGCCCACTTGGTTTGTATATCTAAAGACTTAATTAAGTTCTGTGGGTCTAGGTCTATACCTGAGAATGGCGATGCATCCGTAACAAACCCAGACGCATAGTCATCTACTAGTTTAGCTAATGGGTCAAGCGATAGTACCTGCCCCTCCATCAGGGAGAAGCCTAACTCAGATACCTTACGCCCTACCTCCTGTCTCCATAGAGATTGCATAGCATCCTTGGCTACATCAATGTTTATATCGTCAGACTGTTTTATCTTTGCGAACAGTAGCTTGTAGCTATCTTCTTGTGCCTTAGTTAAACTAGAGTTAGAACTATAGAATAAAGTTTCTATCTCAGATATTTGTAGGTCTTTGTTGTAGGTATCTTGTGCAGAGATGATGGCCTCGACTATACGCTTTGGCTCTTTATCAAATGCAGTTACGGGTATGTTACCTACGCTATCGTATATGTCTTTGTTACATAGTGCCTTGACTAGTTCAAGCATTTGTTTATTTCCTCTACTGTCATATCCTTTAGATCAATGTCTAACATAACTACCCTACACTTGTCAACTCCTATAGATATTCTCCTAGACATTTGTATAGCTTTGTCCGTAGCATCTTTATCTAGGGCGATAGTTATATTATCGTAGTCTTTCCATATCTTATTTAAGTTTTCTGTAGATAACGATGTACCTAGTAGAGCCATAGCATCTGTGTCTGGTACATGAGTACATACTTTCCATGCGGATATGATGTCCTCTACTATAACTAGATTAAGTTTAGGGGGAGTATCAAATGGTACAACAACTGGCATTGTGCTGTTGCCATATCGTTTCCACTTGGGCATCCTCCACCCCATTGATTTACCTATTGCATCTACTGGCTCTCCCCTGTCATGTACAAGAAACACCATCCTTTCCTCGATGGGATCGTACAAGACAGGGGCCTCCTCCACTTCGTACCGTCTTAGAAAATGGCGAATACTATCAGCAAAAACCAGTTTATCGCTATAATCAATTCTATCATATACTACTTCCTCTCGTTTCATTTTGTGTCGTATGTCCTCGACTGACATATCTGAATTATGTTTTACTCCACGATAACCACACGATGCAGAGTAACAGTTCCACATCGTAGTATTACCTGTCTTAGTTA